CCACGATCTCGGCCTTTTTGCTGCCCTTGTCCGTGGTGTCGTTATTCGGGTAACGCTCCGCCAGGAAGGCCGCCGCAATAGACGCCACGGCGCGCTGATAGGCGCAGACCTTCACGCTTTCATCATCAATCTGATCGGCAGGAACATCAGCCAAGCGTTTATAGCCCTGCGAAATCTGCGCATCGCGAAAGCTGAAAAGCTCGGCATTCACTTCGGTCATGGCAAACTTTGCGGCAGTCCTCAGCCGTTTAGCGGTGACGGTGCCCTCCAGGCGCAGGGTGTCACGCAGCTCAACCGGATCGACATCAGGCCAGAAATGGGTGTTTTTAATCGCGGGTTCCGTCGCGGCGTCCGGCTTTGGTGCAGGTACAACAAGAGACATAATGACCTCTGAATAGGTGGACGGTGGACGCCAGCGTTGAACAAGGTCACTGACCTGTCGCGGCTGGCGTGCCGTCCGGCGCGGGGCGCGTTCTGTTTAGCCGTTGGCTGCCTTTTTTATGGCTGATTCCAACCGCTCAATGTCTTTTTTAACGCCGCAGTTTGCATTCAACTGAAATGCACGTTTCAGATGTTCCAGGGCAAGCGTGGGTTTCTCGGCTTCGCGGTATACATAACCGGTGATTTTGTGCAGCTTCGCCCTCACCTGATCCGGCATATCCTGGCTTTCCGTCAGTTCCATCGTGGTCATTAGTACGTCGAGGCTCACCGGCTCACCGGCGGCATAGGCGCGGGTGCTCATATCGGCGATTTCCTCAACCACCACATAAGCAGCCGGACGTGAACCAAAAGGCATAGACAGCTTGTATTTCAGTGCATAGCGGGCGATTTCCAGCGCACCGGCATAATCACCGGCGTCAATACGCCAGACCATGACGGTCATCAGGATGGCGTCCTGTGCGCCTTTGCCTTCGGACAGCACGCCATCCACCCACGGCACGTAATCGGGCAGCATGGAGCGTTTCAGCTCCGCTTTCTTTTCGGTGCTGTGCGTCTTTTTCAGGGTTTTCATGTCTGCATTAAGCTTTTGCAGCAGCAATTCATAGCCGGTGGAATGACGCAGCAGGCGGGGATCCTGCTGCGCGGCCTGAATGGCAGACTGCCGCAGCAAATGCTGACGGGCAGGGCTAATCATGGCTTATTCCTTCGGTTCTTCAGTTTCAGTTTCGGTTTCGGTTGCTTTGCCAGACGCGACTTTGATAGCGGCAGTCAGTGCCGCAGCCAACTCGCTGATATCAGTTTTTTCCGGCGCAGTTTCCTCGGCGATAATTTCAATGTTTTCAACCAGAGCACCGCAGCCGTAATCTTCCACCACGTAATCCTCATTAATAGATTCGTAGTTTTCGATGCGGTCACGCTTTGGCACTTCCTCAATGTGACGGCGGTGTGTGCCGTCCTGCCAGTAAATCGACAGGTTATCCAGGCGGGTGACAAACATGGCATTAGCCGGGAAACCAGGCACGCGGACAGCAGGCAGATTGCCGATACGCTTTTGACTGACAATCAGGTCAGCTGCCAGTGTCTCTGTGTTGGCTTGGTTTTTATTAACCAGCGGGAAATACTTGTCAGCCAGCAGCTTACGACCGCAGATCACCACCAGGTCAGTGTCGTCCTGAAAAACGGGATCAATCAGTTCGTTAACGGCATCAAAAACCACCGCATCCAGATTTTTATAGGTGTTGTCGCCACCGACTTTGACCGGCGCAGCCGTGGTTTTTCCGTCGGCGTCAGTTTTGCTGCCCAGCACGCGCTGCGGTGCATTGAGGCGGTACTTTTGCAACCAGCCCACGCCGACGTCCTGCAATAGCGGATTCTGAATGCGGTTTGATGTTGGTGCGCGGGCTACGCCATTAAAGCCGACCAGGATACGATCCAGCGCCTGACGCTTGATGATGGCGTCACGCAGGCGGGTCTGGAAATCGTTATAACGCGCCCACAAATCCAGCTTGTTATACATCCAGTGAAAATCGTAGTTGGTCTTGGTGCAGTGATATTGCTCCTGATCCAGCTTGGTGAAATCAGCCGTTTCACGCTCGTCACCGCCGTCCGTATTTGCCGTGCTGGCAATCGTGCCGGTCACGCCAACGCCCACTTTAGCGCCAATCATTTCGTCTACCGGAATGATGTTGATACGGGTCAGAAACTCTGACGATTCCTGTAAGCGGGTCATCAGCGTCTGCGTGACCGATGGCTCAACGTTAAATTTTTTGCTCAGCGTATCAGGCTCAACGTTGTTAAGTTTTGCGAGCTGGGAGAGGAACGCATTAAATTTAAAGCGCGTTTCTTTTTTCATGACCTGTTTCCTAATGAAGAATTCAAATGTGATGGAGTACGGGATCAGCAGTCGGTGACTGTTTCGTCTGCCCCTGCGCCGCCGGTTGCCTGCGGACGCTTACTAAAGGTGTGTGCCGGTTCTTTCTCCAGCTTGCTTTTCAGCGCGCTGAATTCGGTGTGATCGGCAGAAGTGGATTGCTCCAGAGCATCAAGGCGCTTCACCAGCCCAGACAGCTTGGTTTCCTGCTGTTCGAGACCGGTCTGAACGTGATCGGCGACCTGAGCCACGGCGTCATGCACATCAGAAAAACGGGCATCATCTGAGGCAGATTTGCGGGAAAAAGCTTGTTTAACACGATCAACCAGTGACGGACGGCTTTCGATTTCCTCAAATTCCAGCGTGGTTTCTTCTGCTGCTGTAAAGAGGTTTTCAGCGTCCTGTTTGCGTGCCGCCAGCGGGTTCTGCTGCGCCTTTGCACTGAATCGCAGGTACTCGGTGCCCAGGCTTGCGGGGCTATCAGTTACAGCCAGGCCAATAAGATAAGCTTTGCCGGTGTCAGAGAATTTCGGGTTTACTTCAATGGAGGTGTAAACCTTCTGACGGGCTTTCACCATCGACACCAGATCCGGCGTAGGGTCGATATCGGCATACAACGCCAGCTTGCCTTTCAGCGCGCCGTCGGTAATTTCCTCGGCAGTGACACCGGTGACGTCGCCATACATACGAAATGCACTATCAGGGAAATACCCCTTGATGTGCTCCATATTGATGCGAGCGCCGTAGACCTTCGGGTCATAACTTGCCGCCATCTGTTCAATCCATTCACGGGTGATTTCGCGCCCGTCGGTGGTTGCACCCTCTACGCAAATACGAAAGCGCTTTGCTTTAACTGTCATTTTTTCTGACTCCAGTCGGTGTGTACTTCTGAGAAATCCAAGTTTCCCGACTCACGCCCGACACCGCCAGCCGATGCGGGTTGATGCTCGATGGCACAACGTGGGCAGCGCGAAAAGCCGCAGGCCAGGCGGTAACGTGGCGGCATGAATACATCAAACGCCACCATCATCAGCGACCCGCGCCGACAGGCGGCACTGCTTTACTGGCAGGGTTTTTCTGTGCGGCAAATTGGGGAAATGCTTAGCCAAAAAACGCCAACCGTGCAGAGCTGGAAAACGCGGGATAAATGGGAAGACATCGCCCCGATTTCACGCGTAGAAACCAGCATGGAAGCGCGGCTGATTCAGCTCGTCATGAAAGATGTTAAGGAGGGAAAGGACTACAAAGAGATCGACCTGTTAGGCCGACAGATTGAACGCCTGGCAAGGGTCAACCGATACAGCCTGACCGGCAGTGAGGCGGATTTAAATCCGAACGTTGCGAACCGTAACAAAGGCGAACGGAAAGCGCCTGAAAAGAACGTGGTCAGCGATGCAGCCATTGAAAAGCTCAGTGATATCTTTATCAGTGAGTCTTTCGAATATCAGCGCGGATGGCACCGCGCCGGACTCCAGCACCGGATCCGCAACATCCTCAAATCACGTCAAATCGGGGCAACCTTTTACTTTGCCCGCGAGGCGTTTATTGATGCGCTGACCACGGGACGCAATCAGATTTTCTTATCAGCCAGTAAGGCACAGGCGCACGTTTTCAAAAACTACATTATCGACTTTGCCCGCCAGGTCGATGTCGATTTAAAAGGCGACCCGATTGTACTGCCGAACGGCGCACGGTTGATTTTCCTCGGCACCAATGTCCGCACCGCGCAGAGCTACACCGGCAATCTCTACCTGGACGAATATTTCTGGATCCCAAAATTCCAGGAACTGCGCAAAGTGGCTTCCGGCATGTCGCTGCATAAAAAATGGCGTAGCACCTATTTTTCCACGCCGTCGAGCTTGGCACACAGCGCCTATCCGTTCTGGTCTGGCGAACTGTTCAACAAAGGCCGCCGCAATAAGTCCGACAGAATTGACCTTGATCTTACCCACACGCACCTTGCGAAAGGCGCGCTGTGTGATGACGGGCAGTGGCGGCAGATTGTGACGGTGGAAGATGCGCTTTCAGGCGGCTGTAACCTTTTCGACCTGGATCAGCTGCAACTGGAATACAGCCCCGCAGAATACGACAACCTGCTGATGTGTGAATTTGTAGACGATCAGGCGTCGGTGTTTCCGTTCTCTGAATTGCAGGGTTGCATGGTGGACAGCCTGGAAGAATGGGAGGATTTCGACCCATACCTGGTACGCCCGTTTGCTTATCGCCCCGTTTGGATAGGTTACGACCCGTCACACACCGGCGACAGCGCAGGCTGTGCAGTGATCGCCCCGCCGTCCGTGCCTGGCGGCAAGTTCCGCGTGCTGGAGCGTCACCAATGGAAAGGCATGGACTTTGCCGCCCAGGCTAAAAGCATTGAAGACCTGACAAAACGGTTTGTCGTGGAATACATCGGCATTGATGCCACCGGCATCGGTCAGGGTGTTTTTCAGCTTGTTCAGCAGTTCTTTCCTGCTGCCAGAGAAATCAGCTACAGCCCCGAGGTAAAAACCAGTCTGGTATTGAAAGCGAAAGACACCATCAACTCAGGCCGCCTGGAGTACGACACCGGTCACACCGATATTACCGCCTCGTTTATGGCAATCCGTAAAACCATGACCGCCAGCGGAAGCCGTGCGACCTATGTCGCCAGCCGCAGTGAAGAAGCCAGCCATGCCGATGTTGCCTGGGCAATCATGCACGCCTTAGTCAATGAACCGCTGACCGCTGCCAATGGCGGGCAAAGTCCTAACATCCTGGAGTTTTATTAATGAGTAAGCGCAGATCCCGTAAAACGACGCAAACCCTGGCAGCACCAGCACAACAAGGGGCAGAGGTGTTCAGCTTTGGCGACCCGACGCCGGTTTTAGACCGTCGTGAAATTTTGGATTATCTGGAATGCACGGGAAATGGGCGCTGGTACGAACCGCCGATCAGCTTTGATGGCCTGGCTCGCAGCGTGCGCGCTGCGGTACATCACAGCAGTCCGATGTATGTGAAGCGCAACATTCTCGCCTCAACGTTTATCCCGCACCCGCTGCTAACCCAGCAGGAATTCAGCCGGTACGCGCTGGATTATCTGGTGTTTGGGAATTCATACCTGGAGCAAATTGATAACCAGCTAAATGAACCGCTGCATTTCAAAGCGAGTCCGTCAAAATATACGCGTCGTGGGGTAGAAGATGGCGTTTATTGGTTTGTGCAGCCTGGCCTGGATGCGCACCAGTTCGCGCCTGATAGCGTGTTTCATCTGATTGAACCGGACATTAATCAGGAATTATATGGCCTGCCGGAATACCTCAGCGCACTGAATTCCGCCTGGCTCAATGAGGCCGCCACCCTTTTCCGTCGCAAGTATTATCAGAACGGCGCTCATGCAGGTTATATCTTGTATATGACTGACGCGTCTCAATCCAGCACTGACGTCGATAAGATGCGGCAGGCCATGCGAGACAGCAAAGGCTTAGGCAACTTCCGCAACCTGTTTATGTATGCGCCAAACGGAAAGAAGGACGGGATCCAGATTCTGCCGCTGAGTGAAGTCGCCACCAAAGATGATTTTTTCAATATCAAGAAAGCCAGCCGCGACGACTTGCTAAGCGCGCACCGCGTTCCCCCGCAAATGATGGGCATTATTCCTGATAATGCGGGCGGCTTCGGTGATGTTGAAAAGGCGGCAAGCGTGTTTGTCCGTAACGAGCTGACGCCATTGCAGGAACGAATGAAAGAATTTAATGACTGGTGCGGTCAGGAAGTGATCCGTTTCAAACCCTACCAATTAAATTAAATCTCAAAATAATTTTTAAAGCCCCGCCAGTCGGGGCGATATTTTGGCGGCTCAAACCGTGCAGTAACCTTTTCCCACTCTATGCAATACTCCTCATAGCCATAGCTAAGGGCTGCATTCGCGCTTTCAAAAATCTGCTCAGGCTTTCTTTGCCACCCCGCCCCATGCTGATATCGCAGGATTTCAAATCCGTCTGAACATGGGCGTATGAGGTTCGTATAATCGGAAAAAAATTCCTGATCATCAAACCTGGGTATAGCCTCCCCTGGCTCCAGAAACACAAACAATGCCCCAATCTTTACTCGCCTCATTTTCACCCCTCCCCATCAGAGCGCCGCAGCGCCATTCTAAGAGCGTCTATTTACAAACACGCCCCAACTCACTCGCCTTAAGAAAGGCGCTCAGAATTGCGCTGACGCCCCAGATTTTATGGCTCTAGCCCCCTCTGCGCGCAATGCTATCCCCGCCTCGCCTGCCCGCTTTATAGGTCGCTTTTAATGCAGTTGCACGATCCATTCGGATCCTTGCCAGCACTGGCGGGAAGTATGGTTTTTGGCGACCTGATCGTCATGCAAAACAATGCGCGTTATGCATGCAGTAACCAGAAACAAACGCATACGCGACAATCAATGGATTTTTCCAAGCGCATTAGAGTTAAAAATAACTTTGAGCAACTCCTCATTTGCCGCCGATGCCATTTCTGAAATCCATGCAGTAACCAGTTCCCGCTCCTCTGCATCGCAGTCAACGCGAGTGGAAAGTTTTGCAATCAATGATATGCGTTCCAACAATACTGCCGTATGTAAAAAATCCATCTACCCCCCAAAAATACTGTTTGCTTATACAGTAATATAAAATCTTATGAGTATAATTTCCATATAAATCTATATGTTATTGAAATTGGTATACCTTAATTGACCACATCTTCCACTCATTGCAGCTTATCCAAATATCCCCAGGAGTCGGCATCTGGGAACGGATACTGTACAAACAGGCAATAAGGGGATTGAAAAGATTTTACGTAGAACAGAACTCGTGACGAGGTTAGCAGACGGGGCAACCATGTAAGACGGTGGAATGATAAACGAGGATTGGCAGTCTAAAAATTGAACTTATCAAAGGGGAACCCAAAATAACGATCTGAGTGTAAAGTTATGAGTACACACAAGTCACTTATGATAAGTAAACCACAGAGAAAATTACATGCTCAGAAGGTGTATAACCACCAGAAATTTATGGGAAAACCCTTTTCAGATTGACCGATGAATAAATATTCATAATATCGTTACCCTTTATCAAACTGACTGAACAGGGGGAGTGATGTTTGGCTGGAAATTAGTTTTGGGCATCCTGGCCTTCTCTATAGTTGGACTTGCACTATTTGGCTTCATTTTTTCATTAAATCAGCTATAGGATAAAATTTTTAGCTGGTGAACCATTTCACTGCTGCCAAATAATAACAAACCCGCTCAAGGCGGGTTTTTTATCACTTTCACTTATCTGCTCAGGCTCAGACCTTCATCGCTATCGTAAGTGTTAGCGCAATTATCGGCAATTAAAGCGCGGTAACATTAGCTGCGGACGGCCCTTTAGCGCCGTTCTCGATAGAGAACTCCACTTTTTGGCCTTCGTCTAAGGTTTTAAAATCGCTGCTCTGAATGGCGGAGAAGTGAACGAACACGTCCTTGCTGCCGTCTTCAGGAGTGATGAAGCCGAAGCCTTTTTCAGGGTTAAACCATTTTACTAAACCAGTCATTTTGTTAGACATAGATACTTCCTTTCATTTTTTTGAGCCGCTTATGCAGCTAAGATGGCCTGTTTTGCAGAGTTTTACTTATTGGGCACTTAGGAGGAGGCTCATGAAGAAGGGTATCTAGGGATAACGCTTGAACTGAGGACTGCTTTACTAAAACTGCTTTCATAAGGTCTGTGTTCCAAACCGATGCAATCATATTAGTCATGGAACGATTCAATAAGCAAGGATTAATTTTACTAATGGTAAGGCGTATGAAAAATCACCTACAAGCCCTGTAACTTACCATAGGAACGAAATTAACGAGATAATTCCCATGCCATATATACAATAAAAGCCCTGACCATTGCAGTCAGGGCTTTTAAGGTACTACAGACTTCAGATTTAACATTAATGGACTTAATAATAGTTACTGCTAATGGTATTTCTTTTAAATGTACACGTTTACTACAGTTAATATTGGGCGATAATAAAAATTTCCCTCCACTTACCGTCTGAATGTATTCCGCCAAACTTCTATACAACTCAAGAATGGCATTATAAACAAGTACACTTCCCCTGCGACATATACTATTGATGCGTGGCCTCACTTCCGTTGCGATAACACCCAAACTCTTTTAAAAATCGAATCGCAACAACAAATTATTACACATCATGGCCTTACATCGTCGCACTTACTTACTTACTTACTTACTTACTTACTTACTTACTTACTTACTTACTTACTTACTTACTTACTTACTTACCTTACTTTGCGATGTTAGAACAACTACATGACCTTAAAGCATTGTTGATATAACAAACCGAAAAATCTCATATCAACTATCCCATACAAAAAACTTCTTGGCCTTTATCGCAATAACATACAAACATAATAAAACTTTCTATTTCTAAACAGCAAACTGCCATACCACTGCTGTTGAACGCTAATTTACGGATTTATAAAGCAGTGTCAATACTGTTTTTTAAAACATGTTTTTATTGACAGGGAAAGCAAGTCAGCAAACAAGAAAATTCTTATTTACCCAACCTCCTTGATAGCTCCTCACGTATTTCTTATATGTTCTTTCAACGTGAAACACCTCAACTACACCATGCAACCCTTTCATCCTGGCGGAGCGCCGTAATTTATCGTCTTCCTGCCACCGATGTTTAAGCTTTCGGATTAGCATTCTACGTTTCATACTGATTAAAATTTTCTGGTTCATTATGCTTTTCTAAACCCCCTAAGCGGCACCCAACAGCTAATGTCAGGACTGAAACAAGAGCTCTACACGGTGAACATTATCCAAATTCAGCCCAGTCCGGCAACGGTTCAAAGCTCATAACCAGATCATCAAAGCTGAACTTAGCCCCACGGCTTAATGCTTCCAGCACCCAACGCTCAGGAGTGATGCTGTACTTCATCAATTCGCGCTCAATCTCAGGTAGGCGCGCCCGTTCTTCTGTCGTTAATCTCGCAGATGGAGCAACATCGCGGCCTTTTGTTGGGTCAAAACTTCGTTGCACCTTGCTGACTCTCGGCGTTTCCTCCCTTATACGCGCCACAATCGCCCTCACGGCGGCAGTGTCTGTCCAGTCAATGACTCGCAGGTTGTCAGACTTAGACGCGGTAGGCGCTTTCCCAACCTGGCTATCGAGCCTATTTGCGGCTTGTTTCTTTTCACCTAACCCACAGTTATTGACAGGACTCCGAGGCGCGCCGGAGGCGCTTTTTAAGGTCAAAACCTCAACGTCAACGGCGGAAGAAACGATGCGCCATTGAGTTGTACGGGTTTCATAAACACGGGAGTCGCCCAGGTGAGGCGCGAAAATGCCCACAACCTTTTTCACTTCTTCATCGTAGGCATTCAACTCATCAGCAACGCGGCGGGCTACACGCACAGTCTGATCGTCGCGTGGGACATTAGCGCCGCCCTGGGCTGACATGTACGCCATAAAGTCACCGGCATCAGCAGCTGCGCGAACGGCTTCCACTTCTTCGTCAAAGGTTTCAGTCAGATTGATAGAACGGATGCGGCGGCATTCACGGTATGAACCCATGGTAGGCAGGCCGATAGGATGAAACTGCGGGATCCGCCAGGTAGCAGCCCAGGCAGTAACGGCAGCAGCGGAGTCCGTCAGCAACTCGCCGGTTTCGTGGTCGCGCTCGCCTTCCAGTGCATAACCGTCGATGTTCTTTGCGATGTATTTGGCAATATAGCCAGCCGCGCCGCCGCGATTTAGGTGCTTACAGTCAAAGCGGTTTTTAGCTGCACCGCGTTCGTCGCCGTCTTCTTTCATGGCGTATTTGCGCATGATATCGATCACCGACTGCCGCATGGCAGGTTTGGTGAATAGCATCATGTGCCAGTGCGGCGTCGCGTCGTGATGAGGTTCGACAACGCGCATCCCGTAAACAGACAGGCCGCTATCCTTAAACGCGGTACGCATTTTGCTCCAGATCCCGCACAGATAACGCTGCGCATCTTTCGGGGTATAGGCTTCTTTGTCCCAGGCATGATTTCGCTGAACGCGCTTTTTATCGCCCTTACCCACCATGCGGGTCGGGTGATATTTAGAAGGGGTCGTAATCGTCAAAAACATGCCGACGTCGCCATTTGCAGCGGCATATTTTTCGGTGCCGGCGATCGTACTCATTAACTCCATGCGGCGGATTTCAGGATTTGAAATACTCGCCATCACTTTGTCGATCAGACTGAAACGCTCGCCGGTTTCGACGTTTTCCAGGTCGCAGCTTTTCAGATAGTCGAGATTGGAAAGACGTCGCGCACGTACTTCACGGATAGCCTGCTTACTGGCATAGGGAGAGGCATCACGGTTAACCTTGCCGATGGCGATCAGCAAGCATTCACGCCAACGAGTGCGCTGACCTTTAAACTGGCGTAACCACCAATCCGGATTAACAAGGCGCGACATGGAGGCGATAGCGGAAACGGCATCCAGCTTGCCTTTGCAATACCTTGTCCAGTACATCGGCGTGACATTGAAAGCCTGTGCCATACCTGCGATTTCGCTGTACAGCTCGCACTGGGTATCACCCTCAAAAAGAATCGAATTATCCCCGTTGTATTGAGCAAGCAGCTGATCACAACGGTCTTCATAGATTTCTTTAAGTTGTCCGGCGATGTCCTGAGCGAACCGGCGCAGCGGTTTATCGCTCGTGCTCGGCAGGCCGTGATAGGTGTCGGCCTCTGACATGAATTTCATGGAAGCTTTAACATTCATCGCATGAGCGGCATTGACCGCTTCGACGCGGGGAAGGATGCTGCGCCCAAGGGTATACACCAGATATTTATTGGCAGCGTGGATACCCTGGGTTTTCAACAGATACGCATGACGACCTGTGAATATTTCCCGCAGGTCGGTAGATAGGTTTTTTACTCTGATTAAAACAGCTTGCCCCTGATCGTATTCATCACGGGTAAGCGGTCTTTCAAGGCCAGAAACGGCCTGGCGTGGTTTGTTCCAGGGAAACGCCCAGACTTCGGGCGTTTTAATCTGAGGAGTGAAGCGGCTGGCCTGCATTACTCAGAAGCTCCACAAATGTGCATAGTAGGAAAGCACTCAGGCAGAATTTTTAACTCATGAGTAAAGTAGGCCATTATTCAGCACCTTCCGTTTCTTCTTCCTGCACAAATGACCAGTTCTGAGGTTCTTTAGGGATTATTTTTGCGATGATTTCAGGGGCAGATTTAATACTGCTAGCTGCCGCACCTACAGAGCGAGGAGCGTTCAGCTCAACAATCTCAAACTTGCCGTAAAGGCCTCGGGATTCACGGGTATCTGCATTAGATGCAACCACGGGATAATTTTGCTCGGCGAGCGCGAGCAAATTGGCACTTAGTAATTCATGCTCTAGGCCACCAAAGCAGGCAGCAGAGTAGCCGGTAAAGTTTGCAGAGGTAGAAGCTGGCAGGTAGGGTGGATCGCAATAAATAACGTCCCCAGGCTGAACCATTCCCAGCGCTTCATCAAAAGAGCAACAAATGAAAGTAGCTCGTTTCGCTTTTTCAGCAAAAAGGAGGATTTCGTTTTTTGGAAAATATGGTGTTTTATACTTTCCGTAAGGCACATTAAAACCACCTTTTTGATTATAACGACATAACCCGTTAAAACAGTGACGATTTAAATATAGGAATACCACAGCACGATTAAAATCAGTTAAACCTCCGAGATTAAAACTGAGGCGAATATTGTAAAAGTTTTCCGCATCATTAGATGACTCAAATAATTTCTTTGCCGTACGTATAAAAGCCAGAGGTTTTTCTTTTATAACTCTATACATATTAATCAGATCAGGATTAATATCTGCAATCAAATACTCTGAATAATCCGTATTCATCATGACGGCACATGAACCAGCAAACGGCTCAACTAAACGATGTCCGGCTGGCAGATGCTCTTTTAATACATCCATAATGCGAATTTTAGAACCCGCCCATTTAAGTACAGTGCGTACTTGTTCCATTACATGCCGCCTTTGATATCAGAAAGGAAAAAACGGGCGGCATTCACCGCCAGAATAAGCAGAGCTACAGACAAACCAATCATTGGTTGCCTCGGTAGTGTTTGGCGTTGAGTTCTGCCAGTTCTTTGCAATACACGCACAGTTCAACACCTGGCAGAGCTGCGCGGCGTTCTTCGGGAATTGGGCGCTCACAATCAAGGCAGAACATTGCAGAAACGCCTGCAATAGGGGCACGTGCGGCTTGGATTTGGGCAGACAGAATTAAGTCAGCGCGTTCTTGAGCGCTGTCGATGACATCAGCCATTTGCCACCTCCAACTGTTGAATTTTTACCAGGGCAGCAAATACCAGATCAGCAGCGCGATTGTACTCAGCCCGCATTTTGATAGAGCTGGTGATACGCCTTGCCCGAATAGCACGGTTAACAGAACGATTGATAAACTCGGCGGCAAGACTGAATTTCAACTGGTGCACATCCAATGTGGAGCAATACTGTTTATTGGTTTCCTTATCCGTCTTAATTTCAGCAAGGATAAGATCACCGTTCTTTTTAGGGATGATGGTATACGCCAGATCGATATCAATGCGCTTTGCCATGGCTTCTGCCATTTCTGGCGTGGCTTCTTCGTGCTTCATCATTAGTGAAGGTCTCCCGATTCGTTTTGAATGCGGGTGGCTTCCTGGCGTAATGCCTCGGCAGCTTCAATTCCGGTCATTTCTTTCTGAATGATGAAACAGGCGATAGCCTCCAAACGGGAGGCAAATACCTGCGCACGGTTGCCGCGTTCTTCATTACGTGCAGCATTAAGCATCAAGGTCAGCTCAGTGGTGTAATCACCCTCAGCAGAACCCATATCAAAACCGGTAATAGGCAAACCTGCAAAGCCGTGCCGGGATTTATTAATCATTTCTTTCATTTATAAAATTCCTGTTTTTGGGCAAAAGAATGCCCGGCGGGTTTACGCCTATTAATTTGAATTCGGGTTAGTGCTTAATATTTATTCTGCAATCGTCTTCACTGATAAATTTCGGCAGTGTTTCTGTTAAACCGAGTAAAGAATTTAGCGCCGCAACCACTTGATGCCTTTCGGTAGGCGTTAATTCTGCAAACTTCATTTCAACATGACGGCTTTTAAGTCCAGCATGAAAGCAGATTGTTTTGCGCATATGCAGCGGCTGACTATCAAATGTTTCCTGCGCTACATTCTTTTTGTGTTCCAACATCTCTTTAATTTTAGAAAGATGCTTTTTGCCTATTTGAATATGTTCCTCATTTCCTAAAAACATAAACACCTCAACTAAACAGGCGCTTTAAAAGCGGCTTTGAACTTCTCACCGCCTGCGGGGCAGTGGCTTTTGACAGTGAAGGACTCCAGCGCTTTCCGCCTGGCAGTTCAATCCAACCATGGCCGAAGTGGCGTGAAGGGCTTTGCTGTTTTAACAAGGGAGCAATTGAGATCACCATATTCATACCATCCCGTTTGTGGCAACGCTTGCGACAGCACCAACAACGGAGGCCAGAGCGGGTGAAGCTTCTACGCGCCCCTGCATCGCTAAACCGATCAGCGAAAGATGGCGAATGCCTGCATTAACACTTTCGATAATTGAGTTTTTTACCTGACGTGTCTGCCGCTCCGGTGATGCAGCACCCGCAGCAACTGAACCCAAGGCAGCAGTGGCGTGAAGTGTGTAGGTAGCAATATTGTCCTCGGCCAGCTCATTTACCGGAACGGCAGGCATACATTTCATTTGTGCCAGTAATCCATCGATCAGAGTTGCGTCTTCGGTGGCATCAGTGATCACTGCAATTTCAATGGCAGTGAGCTGATGCACCTGATCGGGATTCAGCTTGTTGCGTAGGGTCTGTTCTTTCATTCCAATAGTGCGGGCAAGTTTTGACAAGTTGTGGCGCACAGCGAAAGCACGACACGCATTATCGAAAAATGGCTGGTTGGAAACCTGGAAATCAAACATGTTTACCTCTCAAAATTCACTTAATGTGAATTAAGCACCAATTATGATTTGAAAGCGTGAATGACCAAGATTCTTTTTGGCTTCCATTTCTTTGTAACGAGCGTAAAGAATTCTGATAGGACCTCCCGCACGCTTGTTACCTTTCTTGATGGTGCGCGGTTCTATTGGAATGCGAGGGTTTTCGCCGGTTGTCTGGCGATAAACGGTGCGAACGGATACACCTTCGAGGGCGGCGAATTCCTCAGGATGGACAGTTGCGCGGGGGATCTTGATTGTAATGAGTGTGGTCATAATGCATTATTCCTCTTTAGTTAAATAAATGTCTTCAATGGTCAACGTTTGCCAACTTACGCCACCTAAGACAACTCACCAACGAGGAAGATACTCAACAAACGAGTATCAGTCAACATGGAAACTCACAAATGAAGATTCGTGACTACACTTTTGAACCATTATCTATATTAGATCGTGTATGTGATGCTTACGGTTTTCACCAAAAAATCCAACTAGCGCAGCACTTTGGTATTTCCTCGAGTTCCCTTTCCAATCGCTACACCCGTGGGACTCTCTCTTACGATTTCGTTGCCGTTTGTTCTATGGAAACAGGGGCAAACCTCAAATGGTTGTTAACTGGTGAAGGTCAAAAGTTCGCTGAGGAACTCACTGAAAGTGAAATTAAAAACTCACAGTTAGTGCTTAAAAAATTCACTATTAGTGACGGGCAGTTAATTGAAGAAGGAGAAATGAGTATTGACCATCACTTCTTTAGTAAACCTCCACTCCAGGCTCAAGTGATCACTGCAGATGGCAGGACTTATTTTATTGAACAAAAGACGCCCCTGTCTGACGGTACTTGGTTAATCGACGTAGACGGCTCAGTAAGCATTCGGGAACTGGCTCTTTTGCCTTCACGAAAACTACACGTTACCGGTGGCAAGATTCCGTTTGAATGCCGCATTGACGAGATCACCCCGCTCGGCAGAGTTGTAGGAATTTATACAGAGGTTAACTGATGGCGGTCAGAAAACAGGCCGATGGATGGTGGCTATGCGAGCTTTATCCGAACGGTGCAAAAGGTAAACGCATACGCAAGAAATTCGCCACTAAGGGCGAAGCAATTGCGTTCGAGCAACACACAATCACTAAACCCTGGCAGGAAGAAAAAGAAGATAACCGCACCTTGCTGGAATTGATTAAAGCCTGGTATTCAGCTCACGGCATCACTTTAAAAGATGGCGAACGGCGTCAGGATGCCATGACTCATGCTTATGAATGCATGGGGCAACCTTTAGCAAGGGAATTTGATGCCCAGATGTTCTCACGCTATCGCGAAAAACGCCTTTCGGGTGACTACGCTCGGTCGAACAGAGTAAAGAAAGTAGCTCCGCGAACCATCAATCTTGAGTTGGCATATTTTAGGGCTGTCTTTAATGAACTTGGTCGCTTGGGCGAATGGAAAGGCGATAACCCGATTAAGAACGTGCGCCCCTTCCGCACAGAAGAAAGCGAGATGGCTTTCCTAACAAAAGATCAGATCGGGCAGTTGCTGGAGGAGTGTGGTAGAGAAAATAATAATGATCTCGTTAGCATCGTAAAATTATGCCTATCAACCGGTGCACGTTGGTCAGAGGCTGAGGAACTGAATAAAAGTCAGCTCACGAAATACAAAGTCACTTACACTAAGACTAAAGGCCGAAAAAATAGAACCATTCCCATAAGCGAAGAGCTTCATGACTCGTTGCCAGAAGTGAAAAAAGGCAGATTATTTAAGAGTTGCTATGGTGCATTTCGTTCCGCTCTGGAACGCACTGATATTGAGTTACCCGCAGGTCAACTAACGCATGTACTGCGCCATACATTCGCATCTCATTTCATGATGAATGGAGGTAACATTCTAGTTCTCCAACGTGTGTTAGGTCACACAGATATCAAAATGACTATGCGATATGCTCATTTTGCACCAGAACATCTTGAAGAGGCATTACGGCTAAATCCCTTAAAAATGGTCTGAAATGAATTGGAAAGGAAACCGGAAAACCATAAGATAAACTAGTTAAGTTTGCATAATAACAAAATGTGTAAGTATGCTATAAAAAATATAATGCCTACAGGTTATGAAAAAACAAAATGAGGTAAATAAATGGCAATGAATCCAATTGTTAAAGCACAGCTTAAGACTTTCAAAGAAATGAACCCTAATGAAAATATGAGCGAATCTGACCTCTTTGAGGTGATGTCAATATTTGCATTGGAAAATGGCGTTCTTGGAGAGAACATAGATCCATTCAAAGCCCATCTTAAAGGCTCAGAGTTTGGTATTGACGGTGTCGCCATTTCCATTCAAGGGGCACTTTGTACTGATGTGGACGAGGCAGCTGAAATCCTATCAACAGGGAAGAATCACACCTCAGAGTTTCATTTCTTTCAATCGAAGACATCAGACAACTTAGACTATGGTGACATCTCAAAATTTCTCGATGCGGTACATGATTTTTTTACTACTCAAACCTTAGTAAAAGGTCCGCAATTAGAGAGCCTTGTCGAAGTAAAAGATCAAATCTATGCCACGGCGACTAAAGTAAGCCCATCACTGAGGTGTTACTATTGCACAACCGGTTCCGGTGAGGTTTCTGGTGTCATTCAGCAATTGATTGATATGAATAAAACCCGCCTAAGTGAATTAAATATCTTTAACGATATTCACATTGAATGCATCGGTGCCAAAGTTATTCAAAATGGATTTCGCTCTGCTACCAATTCATCATCGGCAAAACTAACCTTCCAGAAAGCAATAACTTTGCCAAGCCACGATAAAGTTGATGAGGCTTACATAGGATATGTTCCTGCATCAGAGATATTAGCAATTGCACTTGGAGACCCAGACCAAGAGGGGATTAGACATATAAATAGAGCACTATTTTACGACAATGTCAGAGACTTCAACCCAGACTCAGAAATAAACAAGTCGATTATTTCCGAGCTGGAATTAGGGGACGACTCGTCATTTGTTTTCAAAAACAACGGAATTACCGTCGTTTCAAAAAGCATAGACCGTAAAGGTGATATATTTACCCTTGAAGACTATCAAATTGTAAATGGATGCCAAACCACTAATATATTGGCATATATTAAAAGCAAAGCTGACGGTATTTCGGTTCCATTAAGACTAATTGGCTGTAGTGATACTGAATTTATTTCCAGCGTAATCATTGGCACAAACCGCCAAAACGAAGTCAGAGAAGATCAGTTCTGGGCGATGCGTCCTTTCATGAAAGATTTAGAGGAATACTGCGCTTCACAAAGCAGCGATTCCAGAATTTATATTGAAAGGCGAGATAACCAGTATCGAGAAATTTTAATTGAACGCACGCGTATTCTTCGCCCTTCAGACTTAATGAAAGTTGCCGCGGCTATGTTCTTTTACCAACCAAATCGCGCCGCACGAGACCATAGGGGTATACGAAAAGAATTCTCAAGCAGAATTTTCTCGGAAGGTCACAATGTTGAACTTTATCATATGGCTGCGCTTGCATTGTATAAGTTTGACTATCTGGTACGCACGGCAAAAGTTGACAGGTCGCGAGTTATTTACCGTTTCTATGCCTTATATGCACTAGTAAGAAAACAATGGGAAACACCGAATATTCTAGATGCATCACCAAAAAGCCAGAAAAAAGTTAAAGATGTTATCTTGGCTATTTTGGATGATAATGATTTATTTGCATCTCACATTGAGGAAGTTGCGAATCATCTCGAAAAGATAATATCTGAGTCAGAAATAAGTACTCGTGAAAAAATTCGAGACTATATTAGAACTGAAAGTGTAGTAGAGGCGTTTACTCGTAGACTATTTCCTAAGCAGAGTTAATAACTTAAGGGAGGAGTTTTAATTGTGAACCACATTTTTTAAAAAAAATTGGTTAATAGCACTGATTCAGTTAGAGAATAGTTGGTTGATTCATTAGTTGTGTAGAACCTGGAAATGCTAGTCATTTCCGGGTTGTTTTGCTAATAGCTCAGTTTCTCGGAGGTGTTACTGAAATGGAGTACCAATTTTGTCCACACACGAATATGAGTAAAGATTCGTTTCAGGCACAGAGTTGCCACCATACCATAGCGCACGCGCCCAAAAAATGGCGATAAAGTGGCGACTCAATCGGTGTATGACGGCAAACCAAGGCAATTACTGGCAAGCTATGCCATTGATTATTATATTATATATATGATTTAATTAGAGTTAAGTTGAT